ATGCGTTTCTAAAGCGCATATTGTTATCAAAAGTTAAGTAAGAAGCCGAACCACTTTGTGTAATATCTAGTGTATTACTACCATCAGAATCAACTAAACGAATAGTCGGTGATGTGCTTTCAATGTGAAGCTCATGTGCAGGACTTGTAGTACCTATTCCCACACCCGTACTATTAATACGCATACGTTCTGTACCTGCTGTTTTAATAACAGTTGCAAAACCACCATCATTAGCATTTAACGTTAAATTAGAATTATGCGCTTGAATCTCGGCAGGATACATATGCGTTCTGACTGAATCTGTATCGTTAGTAATTCTTATTGCCTCTGTAGAGGAGTTTGCAACAGTTGTCTGTAGCTTTACAGATGGTGACGTAGTACCTATGCCCAAACCAGTTGTCGTAACACGCGCTACTTCTGTTTCATTTACACCAAATATTAATGGTCTTGAAGCTGATGTACTATAAAGATTAACACCGTCTGCATCTAATGCTATAGCGGCTCTGTAACCATTACCATCAATTTTTAGCTGACCACTTCCTGAGCCATTGGGTGATATGTCACTGTTATTATCAAAGATATCTAAAACACCTGTTACACTTACACCAACAGAGTTTGTTTCAAGCCTTTCTACATTGTTGTGATACAATTGTACTGAACCATTATCGGTAAATACACCATAAGTTTCTAATCCATCATCACTTTGTATTTTTAATTGATTTGACCGAAGAAATAATATTCCTGTACCACTTTCTGTAATATAGGAGTCACTACCATCGTGAAATATTTGTAAGTCTGAGCTAGTTCCATACTTAGCTTTAACACTGTCGTTAAACAGTATATCGCCTGTCATTGTGCCACCAGCTTTAGGTAGCGCAGCATCAGCAGTAGTGCCTTGTGCAGCAGTAGCATAATCAGATGAATCAAATGCTTTAACTTGTGCTAAGTTAGTAACCTCAGAGTCCATCAAGGCTCCTGCGGCTGTTACGTTAGCAGTATCTGTTATGTTAGCACCTGCTTCTATGCCATCAAGCTTAGTACCATCAGCAGCTACGTCGCGGCCATCTACTGTGCCTGATAGAGTTAAATTTCCTGTAAAGTTTAAGTTACCTGTGCCTGTAATATCGTGTGAATTAAGCGATAAATTGCCGCCAAGCTCGGGTGACGTGTCGTCTACAACGTGTGCTATACCGCTAGTGCCGCCTGTTGCAGATATAGTACCATCAGCCGCTATAGTTACATTTGTACCAGCAGTTAGTGAAGCAACAACATTTGTTGTATCTGTAACATCAGCCGCTGTTTCTATTCCGTCTAATTTTGTGTGGTCAGCATCCGTAAATGCGTTTGTGTTGCTGTTGCTTTCGTATGCGGTTTTAATCTGCGCCGCAGTTTGGTCTGCTGTAGCACCTGGCTCTATACCGCTAAGTTTGCTTACATCAGCGTCAGCAAAATTGTTTGTGTTTGCATTACTCTCATACGCGGTTTTAATTTGTGCGGCTGTTTGGTCTGCTGTAGCTCCAGGTTCAATGCCGTCAAGCTTTGTGCCATCTACTGATACATTACGACCATCAACAGTACCTGTTAAAGTAATGTCTCCTGTATAATCTAAATTGCCTGTGCCTGTGATATTCCGATTATTTAAATCAAGATTTCCGCCAAGCTGAGGTGACAAATCCTGCACAAGTGCAGTAATACCAGCATTTTCATCTGTGCCATTTACCCATACATTTCCATTGTACTTTAATACCTGACCGCTTATGGCGTTATTGACTTGCACATCTGTAATGTTGTCTAATATGTGATTATGACCATTATCTACAACAGTAACTACAATATCTATATCGCCTGTTGTGTAATCTAACGTACCACTACCTGTTGCTTCTCCAGTAAGGTTTGTAGTTAAGTCTGTAGGTACGGGTACGGGTGAACCACCAGCACTATCTTCAGCTATTGGCATTTAACTCTCCATTACCATTTTACGCGGTCAGCCCAATAAGCTGCGCTTGATTTACCTTTTGCTATGTTCTTGCGATGTCTCGCTTTAAAACTAGCTCTCTTTTTCTTCATACGTTGGCTTTCACCAGACTTAGGCTTTCCTGCTGTACTAGCACCTTGCTGTCCAAAGCGTATTATCTTTTCTTTGCCATCATAACACGCTTTTACAACGTGCGACTTCTTACTATGCCCAGGCGTGCGTCTGGGCTTGTTGCACTTCATCTTGGCTTTTAGTATGGGTTTGCGGCTAATCATACAAATTACTTGATTGTGCGCCTAATACTCTACTAATTGTACGCATTGTATTTGTTTCACTAGGACTTAATAATCTATAATTTTGTTGCAATTTTAATGCATTAATAATTTCTTGCAATTGTTTAACTGCTTGTTTCTTTGCACTTCTACTAGCATATTCAGCACCTGTAAGTATAGCTATTGGGCCAGCTATACCACCTGTTGCAATACCACTTAATACGCCTAATCCACCAGCAACATTAAGATTGCCATCAGTAAGTGAAGTACCAGCAACTACTTCTTTTAATTTTTGCGTTGTCGATGGATGCACCAAATCATCTGCAATATTTAATACAGGAATATTAGCTACAGAATTTTTACCTACACCACTTGAGCCACTTGCTACATTTCGTGCGGTATTTCTTATTTCTTGTATTGCATCTGCACCGCGCAGATATTCAATTTTACCCCTTATTGGGTTTCCTGCAATATCAGTTGCATTTGGATTTCCTATTACTTTTTCTGAATTAGCTATACGACTATAACGTGAATATTCTTGATTACCCAACAAATAAGCTGCGTGTGACTTTTTAGCATTGCCACTAACTTTATTTATAAGTGTGTTGTCTAAACTATCAATAATATCTAATATTGCTTTTGCTTGTGCTTCTTGGTCTTTCATCAGTCCAGGCAATCTAGCTTTTGCATCAGTTATTAATTTTTGTAATGAATTTGTTGTTTGTATACGCACACTTTTGTTATTTATTAATTGTGGTTCTACATTAACTTTGTTTCTTAATGCATCTATAAATGCTTTAGTTTCACCAGTTGCATATTGTACATCTCTATTACTACTAGCATTTCTAATTGCATCATCAACAATGTTATCATCTAATGGTGTATTATATTTTGCTGCATCTTTATAATGTTTTTCACTTTTCTTTAATATACTTTCTGATGTAATATTATCTTTTTTAATTTTTCTACGATTTGCGTTGCTAACTAATCCTTTACCCACACCGCCTATTATTTTAGCACTACCAGCTCCTAGCAATCCTGATAGCGCAGCGTTTCTTGCAACTAATTCAGCATCTTTATCGTCAACAATATCACTTGCAACACTGTATGCTACAGAATCACCTGCAACGCCTTTTGCATTTAATGATGCTTTTTCTAATGCACGTTTTACTGTATCTTTATCACGTCCTCTCAATGTTGCTCTTTTAGCTAATTGTGATGGTAATACTTTTAATGCATTAAGCTTTCCAAATCCTATTGCTGAACCACCAATATTTGCAGCCATAGCAGCTTTAGGTGCAGTTTCTTTAGTGTATTTGTCTAATTCACGTAAGCCTTGCCTTGCTTCTTGATAGGTTACATTTGGACTTAGTGATTTAATTCCAGCATATATTGGGTCGCTTAAATTAGCAGTTGCGCCTCTAAATGCTTGCTGTGTCAAACCTTTAGCCAATCTATTGCTACTGTCCATAGAGTTTTGTGACTGTATTTCATCTAAGGAAACTAAATTGCCATTTTTATCTATTATAAAATCAGTCATTTTAATTTCTACCTTTAAGTTCTGCCAACGCTTTTTTTAAGTCTTTTTCTACATAAGGATTACCATTTTCATCTCTCATACCAAATCTTGCTTTACCATTATCTAATATAATTTGATTTATCAATTTATATTCTTTTATAGCTTCTACAAGATTCTTACCGCTTAAACCTCTGCTAATGTTTGTAAGTCCGTTTGCAACTGTTTTTGCTTCAAACTCAGTAATTTGACCAGCGCCTTTTAGTATTTCATAAGCTTTTGCATATACTTGTCCGTCAAATTGGTCAAAGTATGATATTGCTGTATTTATATCTTCTGCAATTTCGCGTTTTCCACCTAAAATTGGTGGTAAAAAAGCATCCAACGCTTTTGATGTACCTACTAATGTTTTACCTACTTTACTATTTTCTTCACCTCTAAATGGGCCTGACATTTTATTTAATATTTTAGGGTCAATATTTAATATATTATCTAATGTATTTAACTCTCTTGCTAAACCATCAGTTTGTTTCAACAGTGATGCAATTACTTGTGGTGCGTCACTTCCGTATGTATCGTAATATTTCTTTGATGCGCGTGAATTTATATTAATTGTTTTGCCATCTGGTAATTGCATTGTTTCAAGTTGCCCAGGCTGGTCGGTATCAAACCAATATTTTTTAGTGCCGTCAGGTTGTTCTATCAATGCACTTTTTGGTGGTGCGCCAATTAAATTGTTAATATTTTCAATTTTTTTCCTTTCTTTATCTTTGGGTGACAGCCCATCATCAAATTCATAATTACTTTCTATATTATTAATATATTGTGCGTTTGTTTTTTGTGTTTCTGGGTCAACGCTTACTACATCTTTTTCTGCAGGTAAATTATTAGCTGCGTCAGGCACACCTGTATTAGCAGATTGTGATACAAATCTTGGTGTTCGCATACCAGCTGCTAATGCATTTGCAGTAAATTCTGCTCTTTGATTTTGATTATCACGTAAGCGTACAAAATTATTACCATCGTAATATCCATACATTATACCAGTGTTGTAAGGGTTGTAATAACCTGCACTATCTTGTTTATCAATGCTTTGGTCATCTAGTAACTTTAATTGCTCAAGCAATGCATTTCTGCGGTCATTGTATTGTTCATAATTATTTGCATTTTGGCTTTGTGCGTAATCCATAAATTGACCAAAATTATTATTGTTTACAGTAGGGTCGCCAAATCTATCTGCCATAATGCCACCTAAAATACCTAATAAGTATTTATTTTTGTTCATACTTGTTGGTTTGTATTCTTCTTGGATTAATCTTGTTAATCTATCTCTTTCAGTTTCTGGCTTTTCTACATTTGTATTTATTTGCCTTGCTGGATTGCGGTACATACCAGCATTTAAAAAACTACTACTAGAGCCAGCACCATCACCAGCACCATCACCAGCACCATCACCAGCACCATCACCAGCACCATCACCAGCACCATCACCAGCACCATCACTATCGTTTAATTTTTTTACATCTTCATCAGTTGGCATCTTGTCATATGCCTCTTTAGCCGTTGCTGCTACAATTGCTTGTCTCGCCAATTCTTTTTTTACACTTTCTGGTGTATCTACTAAATGCTGATATGTAACATTACCAGCTTTACTTGTAATTACTTCATCAGGATTTGCAGACATTACTTGTAAGGCTGTGCGACTTACTTCTTGTCCTAATAAATCTTCGCCTGGATTTACATCCTCAGGTGTTAATGTAGACCTTCTCTTTAAATCTAAAAACCCTGGTCTTGTATTTACAACTGTAGGTTCTGTCCTTTGGTTTGCTTGTCTGTTTTTTCTATTTGTTAGTATGTCAACAAGCCTTTGACCTTGACGTTTGCGTGTAGACGTTTCATTTCCTGGCATAAAGCCTGTGTTATAGCTTGTATTTATGTCAGGCTCGTCAGCACCCTGATTGTTGCTTGGTATTGTTTGTGCTTTGCTAAATCCTCTTGCGCGTTGCAAGTCATCTAAAGTAATATTTGCACCTGGTGTTTCAAAATTTCCCATTACAGGTAACAACTGATTTCTTACATTTGGGTCTTGTAAATTAATTTTACTTCCACGCTCTATACCAGTTTTGTCGTATATATTGTCTATATATGCATCTACAGGATTATTATCATCTTTAGGCGCAAATCTATTTACCATGCCCTCAATTGTGTTTATGTTATGCAATTTACCATAATTGTTCAATACTTTATCAGCTGCACGTATGCCACTAAATCTATCATCAAATTGTGCGTAACCCGAATCATCTTGTCCTGTTTGCCCTTGCCAATTATTAGCTTTGTTATATCGTATATTTAACAAATTATTATTTCTTTGCCCACGATACGGAAGTCCTGTACTTGGATTTATTAATATATTTGCTAACAGTGCATTTTGTTGTGAGTTTCTCATGTTATTCTCTTTTGTTTACAGTCTGTTGTAATTACCAAATCCAGTGTCAACTCTAGGTACTGATGGTGCTGACGGCTTACTAAATAATCCACCTAATATACCAGCACCTACACCGCCTGATGGCATACTAGCTAATCCTAACAGACCTTGCCCAATCATACCGCCGATGCCGCTACCACCACTTGTTGTACGTGTGCTTGTGCTATCTTGTAAGTTTGGTGTTAATTGACCTAATTGTATCTGATAATCAGCGCGTCTATATCTATCGTTTATACCTGCTAAATAATCGTCATATGCAGCTTGCAGTCTTTGCTGTTCAATTTCTCTATCAGCAGCACCTAATCCAGATTCTATCTGCATTGCCCTCATATCAGCATCAGATAATTGCCCAGCCATTTGTGCTACTTGCTCAGCACTACGCGCTCTCATATCTGCACCGCGTAATCCAGCCGATTGATTATATTGGTCTGCCATTAGCTGTCTTTGTGCGTCTGCTTGTACTCTGCTTGCAGCATCCTCATAACCTTGTTGCCTTAATTGTGCGGCAGTTTTTGCAGCTATTTCAGCAAAATTACGTGTATTTTCAGCCTGTTGTATTGCTTGTCTAGAACCGCCAAATGCAGACGCTCTGGATGCCTGTGCGTCAATGTTTTCAGCACTAGCCATTTCTTTGCGCTCTATATCACTTAATGCATTACCAATAACGTTTTCCATGTATGGGTTCATGTATCCGCTAATGTCAGCATCAGTAAAGTTTTGTGATTGTATTTGGTCTGGCGTGTATTGTGCGCCCTGTTGTGCCATTGACAAGCCTTGCTCAACAAAACCTCGATTACTTACATTGTTTCCTAAGTAATTAGCTACAGCATCACGTTCGCCTTGCGTTATATCTACAACGCGCTCACCTGTATATGGCGCAAATTCTTGCCCTGTAAGTTCATTTACATTACGATTAGCGCTATCCAGCATTTGTCTTGAGTACGGGTCAAACGTAACATCTTTTTTATCTTCAACTTTTTTCTTGCCGCCCATTACAGCCTCCATATTAAGGTTTTGCCATGCTCAACAAAACCAAGTTTTTTTAATAATCTGTTCCAACCTTTGCGGTGGTCAAATGTCATAATAAAGTCACCGCCTAAGTCTTTTACGTGTTTTTTTGCGGCATCTACTAAAAGATAAAAGTCTTTTAAATCACCACCATATAGCCAAACATTTAATCCAACAGTTCCATCAGATTTGTTAGCTATTTGTGTTATTGCAGCGCTGTTATTAGCGGGCCAATATTGTGCCTCACTATTTGCAACAGCTTTTTTTACATCATCATACGTGTGTTTATGTCCTGAACGTGCTAAAGCGTTTACAATTTGTTCTTTATGGTTCTCTATATTTACAGAGCCGTCCATGTTAATACTCCAGAGTTATTAATACTTGCACTATAGCGTGTGCCGTTAGGACTTGTAAGTATTAATCTATTGTTTGCATTTATATTTATATCTTCATTAATCTTACGTGTTTGCGTCATTTCATATGTAATATTACGACGTGTTTCTGTTTCATTTACTGCATCGTAGGCTGGCATTGCATCAGGTAGCCTCATCGTTTGCTCCCTGGTTTAACTTCAATACGCGGTACACCAAGCCTCCAATTAGTTGACTCTGCACCTATTGCCTTAACAAGCATTTGTCTACCATGTACTCTTATTGGTACAGGCTGCCTAGTTGCTGTGTATGGCCCAAAACTACGCTCTGTGCCGTTAGGGTACATTTTAGTTTTAAATGTCATGCTAACGTCGCCCTGTGCGCTTTCATCAGGATATAAAAACGTAAGATTAGAGCTATTTTCACCTGAACCTAATTCTACAGGCCCATGCTCAACAAAACTGACATCTCCATTATGGTCATAGCCAAACTCATGGTCATATATCTTACCACTAGCATCTACAGCTATTGGATATGGTAATGGCGCTTTGTCTGTCGCACATAATCGTGATAAACTGCCTTTATTCCAATGTCTTTCTCTGTAGTCATAAACCACATATTTGTCATTTTCAGTGCTATCAGCACTAGGGTAAAACCACCAAACCTCACCAAATGATGCGTTATGCCAAGCAGTAACTTTACTAATTTGCGCTCTGTTAATATCTTTAAACACTGCATCATGTACGTCGCACGCTATAGGTTGGCTGTAACCTGTATAAACATAAAAGTTTTCATGTGACATCCAATATGCTGCGCCATCAGCCGTTGTCACCGCACCAGCAGATACTAAACCGCCACCAGCATTATCTTGCGGAAATCCATAAACTAATGGCGGCCCTAAATATACAACGCGCCATACGTCTTTGTCTGTAAATATAAGACTACCGCCTTTGACATTTACAGCATTTAATATTGTACCTGCTGTTTGTAAGCTAAAGTTACCAGCTTGATTGTTGGCTGCCGCTGTCCATTGATTTCTATCTTCTTGGTCTGACCAAGCAACATCTCTTGGTACTCCCGCTGCTCCAAGGCACATTACAATACGCTCTGGCGTTACTAATACTGCTTTATTACTTATAGGTGCATTTGTTACTTGTGTAGCATCAACATTAACATCTACATTCCATTCGTATAATTTACCATCATCAGGTAATACACCTAGTAATATTTGACCAAAAGTGTCTAATGACCATACACTTGCTGGATTTATAGTATTAGTTACAGCAGGGTTACTAACCCCATACGGGCCGCGACCATATAAACCTGTGCCATAACCAGCACCTGTATCTGCATCTGCCCTGCCTGTAGTCAATCCAGAAGGCGTTATGTCTGTTACAGCACCTCCTACAGTCATAGCGTACAAGTTACTGTTGGTACCTATAGCGGCAAATATTTGATTGCTGTTATCACGCCAAGATATAACACGTCTTGCCTTGCCACTTACAGTTGTAGTTGCTCTTTGCCTCCAACCGCCCATTGGCCCCAATGCACCAAATTGCCAACGCACAAGGTTAGCATCAAAGTTACGGCCTTTAGATTGATACTCTGTGCCGTTAGTGTATACACCTGGTGGTATGTTTAATGGTACTAACATTAACTAAAACTCACTATAACTGTATTTGTATAAATTACATTGCCGCTATCAGTATCTGTTACACGACATCTATAAACAGCATTGCCTACTTGTAAATCGTTGTTATAACTAAACACTGTAGAAGATGCAAATGGCGTTACTGCTGATAAATTTATAGCAGCCGTAGTACCAGATACATATTGCCATAAATATGCAATATTTTGACCCCCGCCTGTGACTGTAACTGTTGCATAACCGTTATTTGGACTGCTTGATTGCCCTACATAAAGTTGGCGTATATCATTGTAAGTTACATTACCATATAATTGTGTAGGCGCTGTTGTAGCTTCAAATGCAGTAGAAACAACTTCCCATGCACTACCATTCCATCTTTTGACACCACTATTAGGTTCCACCCACGCACTACCGTTGTAATACTTAGCTGTTACCTCTGCAAATGCAGTGCCGTTATACGTTTTTATTGCCATTATGTACTTGTATCAAACCAAATGTCATCTGTTAATGGGCTGCTGGGTGCTGATGTGCCTACAGTTATTGTTCTGCCATTTCCGCTAGCGTGTGTTACTTTGCTATCTAATGCAGCTTGCAAACCGCTTGTTTTTGCTATTGTAAATGTACTGTCAGCTACAGTAGCAAGTGTTGTAGCTAACGAAAAATTACCTGTACCGTCAAATGCTACGCTTCCTGTTACAGCGCCTGTTAACGTTACTGTTCTAGCAGTAGACCATTTATCTGCTGATGTTGCATTGCCTGTCACAGCACCCGTTACGTTACCTGTTACGTTACCTGTAACATTGCCTGTTAAATTACCAGCAAATGTTGGCCCTGTTACTGTGCCTGTAAATGTAGGATTGGCTATTGGTGCTTTACTGTTAGCTAAGTTTTCATTAATCTTTACTTGTGCATCAATCGCTATTTGCGTAGTGTTTAAGTCACCGCCCCATGTATCCTGTGCAGTGCCTGGTGTATTATATGTCCAGCCATAGTTAGTTGTTGTAGGCATATCAATAGTATCCTGCTGTTGCGTTAATCATCTGTGGTTTTGTTCCTGACATTCTGCGTTTGTCTTGGTCGTTTAATGCTTTTACAGCATCTTCAAACAATGCACTCCACACAGGCAATCTACTGTCATCATTCAAAAATGGTGCAGCGTGTAATAATGTACCGTATAAATATATTTGCGGCGATTTGCTTAATAACCAATTCGTATCTACATCATTTACTAAAGGCGTTACTTCAGCCAAATATCTCATAATACCTATAGTAGCATCTGGTGGAAATGGGTAAAATAATAGTTTAGTGCCTTGTATCGAATAAAACCTAGGTATACCTGAGTCAGCGCCTATGCCATCCAATGAGTTATGCGGTACGTATTGCAATGGATATTCAGAGCTTTTCATCTGTATATTACGCATCTCTAAAAAGTTTGTGGGCAATGTTGTTTGACCTACGTTTATAGTAAACTCAGTGTATTCTTCCATCTCAGATACATTGACTTTGCGGTTAACGCTTTCTTCATTCATTTTAATAAAATTAGGTATTTGTGCAGTCAAATCATTACGATTTAACGTGTCATTTATAACTGTTTTTAACTCGCCTAGATTTGCAAATGCCATAACTACACCTTAAACTGCGCCACTCGCAATGCTTGAAATTCATTACTGTTTAATTTTTCTACAACACGAGGCCAATGGTCTTGATTAAATACATCAATGCCTTCTGTTGCTTTCCAATGCTGTATAAGCCCTAATGGTATTGTGCCAACCTTTACCAAGTCAGCCTTGCCCAATGTACCTTTAGCATCATATTGTTGTCTTTTATTATCATCTAATATTTTAGTGACATCTTGTTCTGTTTTTACATACATTTCATCTGTTGCACTATCTACTGCCAGGCTGTGTTTCATGCCTGTTGCTGCATCATATGAAAATGGTTTAAAACTACTCATGTTAATCCCTTGCTACAACTAAATCGTTTTCTTCTAGTAATTTAGCTTGTGTTGCATTTGTTTTAAATATGTCGCCTTTTTTGTAACATATTTCACTGCCATCAGCATTATTTTTACCTGTTCTAATGCAAGCTATAGCGCCTTTTTTAGTAACTATGCATTCAATACCATCATCTTTTTGTATTTTAGCTTTAATCTTTGGTGCTTTTGCTTTTGGCATATTTATCTCCTAATTGTAGGGGCTGGCAAATGCCAACCCCCAATAATTACCTAATATTAGGTTAAGTCTGCGGCTACGCCTAGACCTTTTTCGTTCTTAACGATAAGTGTCATATCACCAAGGATTTGACCTTTTTCGTTGTCACCAGTTTTGGATAGTTCTTCATAACGTGGTGAACGTAATGTACCTAATGTACACATAGATGGGTCTACAAATAGAGCATCGCGTGTTAGGCCATACTGTACTGGTATTATAGTTAGTTTGCCGTGGTTAGACAGATAAACGTCTGCACCGCCAACAACTACGCCTTCATCCATTCCGTTGATTTCATAACGGTTAGCTGCAAGTCCAGCAAATCCAGCAAATATTGCTTTATGAGCAGCACTCATATAGATTTGTGAGAATGTAGCGCCATTGTTAAATCCAGATTGAATTACGGCATCCATGATGTCTTTAGTGAAAGTACGCTGTGTACCATTTGTAGCAGCAGCACAATCTGTTCCGCTATATCCACCATTAGCACCATTTGTACCACGCGATACGTTTGAAGTTGCCCAGGCTAATGCACCAGCAGCTTTACGACCAGTTGAACCTGATTCTTCAGATGAAGCAAAGTTACCAATAAAACGTGCTTCAAAATCACGCTTTAGCTCAATACCTTTGATAAGCTTTTGTCTAGCCATTTCTGACGCTACGCCAGCTGAGTCAACAGCTTCTTGTATGCCAGCGACAACTACGGCACGCTTTTTAGTTTGTACGCGGTTAGCAACACGTGTTCTTGTGTTAGCTTCGAATGATGTAGTATCATCACCATCAACTTGTGCTGAAGCAGCATCTGGAGTTGCTAGTGTTTCTGTTTGCCACTCATGACGTGTAGCAGTAACTTTAACGCCGCCGCCTTTAATGTTTGAGCAGAATGGTGTTTTCTCAGGAGCAACGCGCTCAATGAGGTTTGAGAGGTCTTCTCTGTTGCCAGCAACACCTGCTGGTACGATTGTGTTTGTTGGTGCAGCCATCTTAATATCTCCTGTTGATAGCTAACTCGATAACAATAACGCTACAGCATCATCTAATGAATTAGACTTGTTGAAGCGCTTTGCAGCACGAGCTTTTCTTAATGAATTTGCATTGCCTGCTGATTTGCCTTTTGACTTAATTGTCTTAGGCGCAGGTTTTGCGCTAGTTTTTGAAAGTTTCTTTTGACTATTACGGTATTTTATACCATCATAAGCCAAAGCTAACATTCCTGGTTTTGCAAACCTAAGTTCTTCTGGTGTAGCGCCTAAATCCAACAATGTCTTAGTCAATGTTTGTTGTATTTCTGGCCCTTTAACAGCATCCAATAAATCTGGAAATAGTTTAGGTACATTTGCAAAGTTTTCTTGCAATATTTGTTGCTCATATTCTTGTTGTGCATTAACCGCAGATTCTTTATGAACCTCTAAGGCTTGCGACTCAGCTTCAAACAACGCTTTGTTTTGCAAGTATTCTGACGGGTCTCTTTGCGACATAGCTACCCAATCAATGTTATTCCAACGTTCATCAAACAATCTATCTAATGTTGCTGTTTCAGTTTGCACTGACTCAATAACATTATGTAATTGTTCCATACGTTGCACTGACTGTTTAGTTACTTCAGCCGCAGCTTGTTGCGCTCTAGTTGTTTCAGCTTGTGACCGCTTAACTTCGTCTGCAATAACAGATTGTGCTTCAGCAGGCAGTGATGAAAAAACATCTTTTGCGCCATCAGTCCAGAATTGGGGTGCATCGATTGACGGAACATCTTCTTCCGCTTCAACTTCCTCAACTTCTTCATCTTCAAGGTTGACCTCGCTATCGTCAGGCTCCTCGTCGTCGTCGATGGCTTCTGGTTCACCATCTAATTCAGTATCTTCTGTTTCTACTTCCTCTACAGCATTTGTAGTTTCTGCTTCATCAGGCTTTGGCGGCTCTAACTGTGTTAGCTCGCTTACGGCTTGGTCGATACTTAAGGGGGCTTCATTACTCATTTTTTAGACTCCTTCTTGGTTAATCTTATGAGTGTCAATGTAGTTGTTTAGTTTACGTGGTATCTCACGGCACACATTGATAAGCGCTATAAGTTCACGTCGTTTATCTTCGTCTTTTGCTCCTGTTTGCAAGAGCGTTTCATATGCTATTTCTTCCATGTTTTTTAGTGCTGTAGTTGTCAGCTTTAACTCACGTTTAGCTTGTGTAGCGTTCGTGCTTGCTTCTGCGCTATTTATTGTTGTCATGTTATAAGGCTGCCACCAGGTCTAAATGATGATATTTCTTGTTTATACTGCATTTCCATTTCACGCATCTGCACAGCCAATGCTGTTTCTCGGTCAATTTTTTCACGTTGCAATGCATCGTTTGCAGCCATTTTTTCACGCTCAATTTGCATTCTGCTATCTATTTCGTATTTTTTAAGTTCCATTTCTTGTTGTTTAGCTTGTGCTTCCATTTGCATTTTTATTTGTTCGCTGTTATCTTGCGGCTCTTGGCCTTGCTCACCCATGCCAGGTTGTGGTGCAGGGAAAAACATTTCAGGTGCTTTTATACCAGCTTTTGTAGCATATCGTATTAATGCAGCGTGTATTGACTCAGGTGTTGCAAGCGAACCTTGCGGTGCGCCGCCTTGCTGATTAACAATTGCAGCTTGCAGATTTATAACTTCTTTAGCTAATAATGCTTCTTGTTGCTTACCACCAGCACCAACGCCAATTTCTATAGTCATATCGTGTCGCCTACCCCATTTTGTAGGGTCTACTTGTGTCCACTTACCTCTAAGACGGACATAATCAGCTTCCGTTGCATAATCTTTAATAAGACAATGTATACCTAACATCATATCTTTAATACCGCCTTCAGCAAAGATACGTGCCATTAGTCTTGTACGTTTTTTACCTTCAGAAAGCATTGTAAGCGCTCCTGAGGCCGTTTCGTGCAATGTGTCAGCCTTTATACCCGTTTCACCGCGCATGATGCCTGTACGGCGCTCTGCCATGACATTTGCTGTTTCTAGACCTGACATATAGTCAAAACCACTGCCAGCCAGTCTAACTGGTCTTACGGCACCGCCATTGCGTGACCTTATTGGTGCGCCAGGCGTATTGTTGAGCAAATCAGATATAGTGTTTTCATTCGCACCATCTTCTGACACTTCCATGCGTTGATTGAGGCTAAATGACAGTTCATCTAGCATATGTCGTTGTATGCCTGTTTTTACACGCTGCACTTCAATTAATTTATCGGCTAAAGACAATCCATAAAATTTATGGGGCATTGGGTATGGACATATACTAGAGTATTGTATATAGTCCGCATCTTCTATTTCCAATATTACAGACGCATCGTCATTAGTTATAAGTCGTTTTATTTGGCCTTCAACACGTATATAATGCTCTAAAACAGTAACTTGCTCCATTACACCTATAGAATTGTTAAATAAATCATCTTCAGTGTCTAAACTACGTGCATCAGTAACGGTTTCATTGTCACCAACATCTACATTGGTTAAATTTGCTACTTTGTCAGGGTCATAACCCTTTTCTAATAAATCCTGTTTACGTGTTTGTATTTGCGCTACGCAATATGTTGCATCTCGCAATTTTACAGTATCTTTTGCTACTGCAAATCGTTCAGCAGGTACTGTTTCTACTTTTACGCGGCCTTTTGTGGTAGTTTTAGTAAACTCAGCGCCTGTTATAGTTATTTGACCATCTTCGCGTTCTTCTGTTTCACCAGCAGTCAATTCATAACCGTTTTCAAGCATTGACATATACCCAAAGCCGTCAATCTGCTCGTATGTTTGTTTATCGTCGTAGCTATCTTCTTCCCAATACCAACGAAATATACCTGTTTTAAGCAATAATGCTTCTTTTATGCCGTCATATAGCACCTGGAACCCATTGTTTTGTTCAAAAAACACATGATTAATATAATCTGTTTCTTGTTGGGCAGCTTCTTCATCTTCTATACCTACAGGTTGAAATACAGCTACATCTTCACCTGACAATATTTCTACAAGGTCAGGAAGTATAGATTCAACATTGTCAGCAATATCTGTACTTACAGTTTTACTGCGCTGTCCAAATACAGATACATCAAACACATCGCCATTGTAGTAACGTAATGCTATTTCACGACTGTTTGTTAGGTCACTATCATGTGACATACCAATAGATTGTTCAAACTCAGCACGTACCATAGATAACACATCATCATCACCCGTATCATCTACGCCGTCAGCAGTGTTGTTTTCATCATCGTCAAATATGTCTGCGTTGTATTCTTGCATTATATTGCACTTCCGTAATTAGGCATTATCAGTGGTTTTGCTTTACGTCTAACAAATCTATCTGACATTATTGCCATTAATCCAAAACTATCAGCGTCATGTGATGACCAATCGTGATTAGGGCCAAGTCCTATGTCACGTCCATCAGCAGGGCGCTTTTCGTGATACCAACCAAGTGATACTCGGCCAGCCTGTGTTTTTTCTCTAACAAACTTACATTTAGGTAATATGCGTCTTACAGCTTCAACACGTTGCATTGCTGCGCCTTTACCTTGGTTTGTCAATGGTTTTAGCACCTCAAACCCGCCATCTCTCCAATGGTCTTCTATTCTTTTGCCTGTCCAACTATTTTCGTTAACACCATCATGCGGTAGCTGCATTATAGCGTGTGGCCATCGTCTACGCATTTCATTAATGTGATAACTAAGCACTTGGCCTTGTGCTATGTAATGGTCTAATATGTGTATCCAATCACCTACAAATTGTGCTAACCAAATAGTATAACTATCAGCTTTAGCACCAGAGCCGCCAATATCGTGAAAACCATATACAGGCAATGCAGGGTCAATAGGCAGACTATCAACTATGCGTTTATCACGTTCAGCTTGCGCTAATAGTTTAGAGAAATATGCGCCTTCATGCACACTGGCATAATCGCCTTCCCATATCCACTCATAGCTATCGGGTCGTTTTTCTTGGTCTTCTATGCGTTGATTAGCCAATCGCGTTTTGTTAAACCAAGGGTTGTCCTTCCAATTCATTTGTACTATTTTACTGCTGTTAGGCGGTTCAAGCCTAAAGCGTTGGTCTGTAGCACTACCTTTGCGTTCTGGGTTCCATGTTACCCATATTTCAGAGCCTTCTTCACGAATTGTAGGGAGTAATTTACTCCAGGCTAGTTCGCTTACAGGTTCTGCTTCGTCAATCCAGCACAGCATAATACGCGCTTTTGACTTAATACTTTCAAGGTTATGTCTTAGTCCGCTAAAACTATAATCAACACGCCCTGGCATTTTAGGGTTAGTTCTTATAAACTTTTCGCCTACTTCATAACATTGTGACAGCCATTTATTGCCTAATATAGCTGCTTTCACCTCGGCAAAACTACTATCATTCAAACTGTTTAACTGCTCACGAGCGCAAAGTATTTGTCCACTTTCGCCATTACTTGCAAGCATTGCACCTCTTACAGCCGTCATCATGGCAAAGCTACGTGTCTTAGCACTGCCTCTGCCGCCATATGCGCCTCTAAAATCAGCTTTACCTTCAAATACAGGTATAAGCTTAGGCGGTAATTCTATGTTAATCGCTGTCACTTTTTGGTGCTGTCAATTCTATTTTATTTATTATCTTAAATGGCTCACCGCTGTCGTCGTTAGCCACTTGCATTGGCAATACTTTGCCCAACAACGTCATGAATGCAGCAGGGTTTTCTTCTGCACGTTCACGTAAATACCTAACTAAACCATCTTTACCACCACCTGTTTTAATAGCAGCTTGCAGTATTGCATCCTTTAATAATGCAGTTTGTTTATTTGGTGTACCTTTTTGTCTGCCACCTGTTTTTTTACGTTTAGGTTTAATATCCATTTTGTTGCCTTAATTCTGCATCAGATATCTGTCCAAGTCCTCTTAACTGATTGTTTAATGTTTGTTGCTGCATCATGCGATTGTAGTTGTTAAATGCGTTGTTATTACCAGCAAACGGCATATAATCTTGCATAATAGGCTGTTTATCAGGCATTGTAGGCATACTGTATTGTGGCATTTTAGGGGCTACAGGCATTACATCGTTAGTTAGCGCTTGCGGCTCTTGATACTCACGTATAGGCTGCATTTGATTAGGTATTTGTTGTTGTGTTACAGGCATTTGCTGCATAGGCTGTGGTATCTGTTGCATTTGTGCAACATTTGGTGCTGTTTTAATATATTCTGGTACAGAATTTTGCATCATAGGTTGTTTTGGCGCTTGTTGCATAGGGCGCTGTTGTATGGGTTGTTGCTGGCGCATCATACCACCATTACCACCAGGTCGCTTTACAGCACGTTGCAAGGGTGCAAAACCCATATTATTCTGCCTACCACCATTGGTTAAGTTGCCATTAGGTCTGTTAAATCTATCTAAGCCAGGTCTACCAAACATAATATACTAATACCCAGGTATCTTATAACCGCTTGATTTACGCTTACCAGAACGCTTTCTACACTTACCCATCTTCTGACAGGTCTTAGGACTGGTACATGACTTACAAGGTTTCATAAAAAATTTTTCCAAAAAAAAAATGACGCAATACCCCCATAAGCCTTAACAAAAGGCGAGGTGCGAGGCTTCAATATTGTTTGAACGCGCGGCATCATCTGTTGTATAATTACCACAGGGCAAAAAAAATTCAAGAAAAAAATGGGGATATAAAAATAGGTGGTGATGTATATATAAAGTTAAACATATAAATATATATAAGATGGTGGGGTGGGGTCGGGCAATAAAAAAGGGAGGCAATGCCCCCCTGGTTAAATTTGTTTTGGTTTAGGTCGTTTATGTTTTGAGTTTTGTAGTTTATGCTTCTTCAAATTCCATATTTACAACATCAATATCTTTTTTTTCGCTAGGTAGTAACACGTCGCCCCAGTCTAACAATTTGTTAATAGCGTCTTTAGTTGTGCCTACCTTATACGCATGCCCATAAGCTATATCATAAATGTTGCTGTCCCTGTTATGCCTTAGCTTTAGCACATAATCAAAGAATTTACTATATTCTTTGCGATTGTCAAAAATGAATGTTTCATTCGCTTTATTATTGTTTTCAATATAATATATTTTTACGAAATAATTATAGTTACTATGCCCATACATTGTCTTTTCTTTCTGTTGCATTTTTGCAACACTTAAAAAATGGCTTTATTGCCTTGATTAAGTATTAGCATTTTTAGCTACTTATAGTCAACATTAATATTACTAATGTTAGCCGCGCCAGTAGCAAAAGAACAAAAGGTGAACGGCTCATATGAGCGATTTAAGCCGCGTGGGTAAGGTTTCAAGGTTTTACTTACCCTACTATATAAAAAGCTTAAAACTCTCTCAGAAGCCAAGATATAAGGCGAACAAAGGGTGAACAGATAGCGAACGTTTGTTCATGGTTTGTTCTTTTACAGTACAAATAAAAGCCAAGCATTGAAGCCTGGCGATTATTCCCCCTCTTAAACTGTTAAGACTATAAACCAAGCAGTTGAGACAACTACGAATGCGGCCATCAAGACTAGGTCAAATATTGTTTTTAGTGTCGCTTTCATGATTTAATCCGCTTCGCTCATTTTAAAGCCAGCAGAGGCCAATAGGTGCCCTAGGTGGTAATGCCAAGTGTTGCCGCAAGGCTGTAGCTCAAAACAGTTTTGTTCTTTATTGATTGTAATGTTATAACGCTCACTGCTTTTCCAAGCTTGCATAATGCTTTTAACATTACTGGCGATAGTATCATCAATAATTTTAGCTTTAATCGTAAACATTTATAAATCCCTTTTTGTTTCTAATAACCATAATAAACCATATAATAAGCTTATTGTATAGCATTAATAAACCTAATACTATCTATTTTAGATAATAACCCCCATAAAGCCGCAAGTTTATATTAATAAAACAAATTAAATGAGCTGTTAATTATATATATATAATCTATTAGTTATCTATTAAAACACTCATTCGCTCTTATAACCTTACCTGCCCATTCGTGCTTGTCGTTATAAGTCATCAATCTTGTTCCTTTATCATTTCAATTATTTGCTCTGGACAATCTGTTTTATTACCCGCAACAGCCCACCCAAATTCTATTAGTCTTGGCACAAGTGACATATCATCTATAGTATTAGTTAAATCTTTTCTTTCTGGCGCATTTGGTAAATTCATTGCATAAACCAATGTTTCAACTAATTGCTCCATAGTTTGCCAACCTTGAACATCGTGACCTTTGTAGCTTAAGAACTTGCCTTTAAAAAGTATCGCAGTCTCACAATTTGGCGATGTCCTGCCCTTGTAATAATCGCTATCTTTCCATGCCTTTCTACGCTTTTCCTTTTGCTTTTCGTCAGCACAAACAAGTCTATTACTATGATAATTGCCCTCTCCTATTTGTACGCTAACTTCTACATTATTATTAAAACTTACACAAAACCCCGCCTTGTTGTCGTGACATCGTACGTCTAGCCCCTGCTTAACTTTATATTCTTTGCTGTTAATTACTTGCATTTTTTGTTCCTTTCATTGCGGCTTGATTGCCTTGAACACGTTTCTGTTAATATAAAATTAGCTTATAGTAAACAATTAGAGTTACTTATGTTGCGATTATTTCTTTTTAAATCCTTTTTTCATATTTGCATAAGCTTTGGGTGATATAGTTGACTTCTTTTTACTTCGACTGATACCTTTCTTTTTACGCGCGTTTATATTTGCATATAGTCCTTTGCTTGGCATATTTTAACCTTTCTCAATCAATTATCTATATGAAATCATAGGCTTTTTTATTATAAAATGCAAGTAATTAGTTATTATTAAGCTGCCCATTTCGCGCCGCTACCATGCAACACAACAGCAACAGATTTAGCCTTGATGCTTGAGCCTTTGCAAAGCCTGCACGTAGCGCAAGTGATTTTCTTTTCTCTTAGCTTATCAGTAGCGGGACATAAAATTTCATTAGGTTGCAAGCTGTCATTTTCTTTTATAGTTCTAAAAGTTCGAATATTAAGCTTCCAAAATTTACGCGCGTCTTTTAAAGAGTTAGCGCTTGCCATGCAATTTGAATAATCAACACTTTTTAAATCATGCTGATGAGTGTAGCCAGTGTAAGATTTGGCCTTGCTAATTAACGCTTTAATTATATGACTTGGTACGGCTGCGGGGTCACCATATGCACCCAATCTTATAGCTTCATTAGAGCCAAGCGATTCCAAGTCATTGACAAGTTTATATTTGTTGGCCTTGTAAGCTTTATAGATTGAATTTGGCCCATGGATAAGTGAAACATAACAAACGCGCTGTTTTGCAGTTCCTTTATCACCATTGTGAGCTATACCTTTCAATGGGCAGTTGCCACAAATTGAAACATCTAGTCCCAATCTATTATTCTCAATTGGGCCTTTTCCATTGTCATTAATAATATACAGGCTTGCCATTTTACCAAGTTTTTTGTTTCTTTTGCTAAACGTTAAAGCCGCTATAATGGGCTGGCCGTCAATTTGACTTGGCCCGCGATAAATTAAACATGACTGTTTTTGCATTGTAATAATCCTTTTTTAAAATGGCTTATGCCTTGATTGATTTTTTTATTACATAAATATTGCTTATTGTACAGTATTAAAATTTTTAATGTTATACTGCATATTCTTTTTTATATTTTCTTGCAAAGAAGTCTAATAATTTAGTTTCAATGTAATTAACCAGGTAATCAGCAGCTTGCTTATCGCATAAAATGCCGCTTGTTTCAATTGGTATATCATTATCAAATTTAAAACTATTATTATTGTATTTTATAATATGGCTTTTCTCAAAACTATCAAATAAGATATCCTCAAAAAATGTTCTATAAAAACCGGTAACAGTAGGTTTTTTTGTTGCCTCACGTTTGTAAAAGTTAAGCCTTAACGTCAATTTATATCTTGGCTTTTCGTTATATTTATTAATTCGCTCTAAGTCATATTCTGTTTTTCTTGTAATCATTTTTTTAATCCTTTAATGGAAATTAGGGTGCATTGTGTTATGCTCATCCCAATCTGACCGTTCTTCGGGCGGCTCATAAAAGCTATTATATAGCTCATACCATTGGTCTAGCGTCATAATTTCAAGTAATTCGTTTAATATATCCTCGCTATCGTCAGTCAATTCTGTAATATCAAGTAATATATCATTTTTTTGTTCTAATTCAGTCATTTTATAATCCTTTTTATTATTTGCTTAAAAGTGCCCATTTTGAACGATAGCAATATTTGTTGTCAAATATATCAGCCATCAGCGCATTAGATTTACGCCATAATTGATAAAGTTTATCAAATGTTTCAGCGTGTTTTTTGTGAACCTTAGAAATCCCAATACTAAGCATTGCAAGCGTTTCATGCCATATTCTTTGTGTTTCAATATATAACTCCACATTTGCCATTTGCTCGCGTTTAATAGTCAAAACTGTTGCTCTATTTGACATACCATAAGCTGATAAATCACCACTGACAGCAAATAGTTTATATGTTTTGCTATGATAAAGCCCACAGTGAGAAAAATTAAATGCGTGTTCCATCTCAACTATTGCAGTGTTTAATGTTGTTTTTATTTCTACATTATTTAACATTTTATAATCCTTTATATGCCAAAAAATTCTTTAACTTCTTTCCACGACCCAGTTAATATAGGCTGCTCAAAATTATTTTCTCGACCCCAAATTTCATTTTTATGAGTATTATTTGCTAAAGCGATAGTATAAAAAATTTCGCCAGTTTTTATATCTGCAAAACGAAAATCATCATAATTTCCTTGACTACTGCAGTTATTTTTAAACCAAACATACATCGTATGTCCGTCAATTTTTGCACTAGGCAGTAATTGTATAACTTTTTTACCAAGTGTTTTTGTTTTCTTTGCAAGACTGCTGTTATTACAAAACCAATCGTACCAACCGGCACTACATTGTGTGTCCACATCGCCGCAATTGTAATCACCATTAATAAAGTTACCAACCCATTTATTTACTGTTATTTTATTTGTCATTTTATTTCCTTTTTTTAGGTGGCTTAATTGCCTATCTACATGACTAATATAGAAACTACTTATAGTACAGCATTAGAAAAACTAATACTATGTAACAGGCTTTATATTCTCTAGTGCTGTTTCAACTTTTCGAGGCGTACCTAAAATATTTAACATAAGTATTAAATTATTATCTACCTGGCTTTGTACACTTAATTGCAAGCCAGCCATACTACCTGTTTTAAACTGTACTAACTCACCTTGGGTGTATTGCTTAAACACATCAGGTTTATATTTTTTTTGTCTATTTTTTTTTGAATGTTTATTGGTTTTGTAGCCTGTTGGATATATCTCTTTTAAATCATCAATAGCATTTAAACTCAGACAATATGGTGCATCGTTATGCATTATAAATCCATATATGTTAGCATTTTTGGCTATCAATTCAGCTAGCCTGTTTGTATTACCTTCAACTTTTATTATTAAATATCCTTTGAATAATGGCTCGACATAACTAATCCTCACGCGCTTTTTTCTTTGTTGCTTGCTAGTCCTTAAATATTTAGTCTCAAATGGCGTATATACTTCGATATCATTCAAACTTAAATAATCATGCACATTTAAAACTGCATCACTTTTAACTTTTAATATCTGCCACAACATTATTAATATTCTCTAATTGGTATTAATTTAAAACTACTGCTATCCATTACATTTTTTGCTTGCTCTAAGTTACCACGCCATGCCAGTTTTGCCTGTAATGTTAGTGTCTTGGTAGAGCAATGCAAATAGCCACCTGCTGACTTTAAAAAATAACCCTTGCCAGGTTTTGGCACAAAGCTTGCGGATATAATATTTTCGCTCTTGTTGCTTCGCTTAGGAAACTGATTAGGTGCATATTTACGCATTTTATTGAATGTGGTGTAGCTTATATCAGCCATTTCTAATATTTCACTTACTCCGTAGCCTTCCATCCATAACTTCCTACATTTATGTATTTCAGCTATATCCGCATATTTTTTATATTGCTTAAATTTTGGCGCTACAAGCTTTAACTCTTTTTTCTTTTTAGTAAAACCACGCTTGGGCAATATATCGCGATTGCGATGTGCAAACTTATCTAAGCTTGATTTACTTACACCTAGCTCTTTTGCTATTTGCTCAGGAGACATATATATATCACCCCACAATTTAGTAGCTAGTAGTATTTTATCCTGTGTCCAAATCCAGCTAGTCATTTGGGTTATCAAGCTTGCCTTCTTCCATCCATGTCAACACGTTTTTATAAACTTGTGGAATTGGGTCTATTTTGCCTTGACTATGCCTTATGATGGTTGACCTGTTGCACCCACAAAAGGTTGCAAAACTTGCATAGTTAAAACCTAATTTCTTTAATAATCTGCTATATTCGTCGTTTGTCATAGTTACTCCTTTTGTTTTGCCTAGATTTACATAAGATTTACCCTAATGCAACACTTTTCTAACATTAATTTTACTAATACTTACTATAAGTATTGCTAATGCGGAATTTATTTCCTTGACTCATGTTTCTGCATAATATAGAGTGTAATCACTACACAAGGCAATTAAGCCAAATATAGGAGGTAGTAACATGACTGCAAATTTAGCAAACAGCGCCAGAGAATTAAATGCTTTGTTAGACGTTTTTTTTGTTTCTGGTAAACCGAAAAAAAAGAAACTTTATAGAGTAATTTACCCATGTGGCAAGACTTTCGAATATGACATAATTACTATAAAGAATCGGGAAGGTATACCTCATTATGTTAAAGGTAAATATACTGGTATGGATTATGTTTTTGAAAGCTTAAGGGAAGCTAATGAAACACTTATCGACTATGGATATAAAGTTGAATATTTAGGTTTAAAGTAAAAAGATAAAGCCACGCCTTCGGGCGTGGAAACTTCAAACTTCAAAAATTAAAAAGGAAATAAAATGACAAATAAAATAATATATGAGACTAGCAAAGAGGGTAATGGTGTTTTTAACGTTAAGATATTTGACGATGGAACAGTTGACACGACTGACGATGACAATATGAATTTAAATGTATTCGACAATGTTAATGATGCTATCAACTGGCATTACAAACAATATCGCCTCATAAAAAACAGAGAGGCAAATTCACACGAAAATATAGTTTATCATTTAATGCCTTTCCATAATTATGACATGCCAATAATTGTGGATAGCCAATGGAATATTATAAGTGCAGTTTGGGATAATACTGAACCAAAAGGGGTAACAAGATGAAAATATATAGAGTATTTGATTATGAAGAAGAAACTGGATGTGGGTCAACCTATACTTCAAGCATGAAACACGCCAAAAAAATAGCAAAACTTATGAATGACCCCAGTGAAATTTGCTTTACAGAATTTAACAATGACAAAGCGTCAATCATACGCGCACTTAATACTGCGTCTATGGAACATTATAGTAGAGATATAAAATGAAACATACAATAGAATCAATTATAGAAAACTGCGGTGGCTCAAAGGCCATCGCTAACAACATCGAAAACCTTAAATACGATAGCGTTAGGAAATGGAAAATATTTGGAATCCCAGAACGACACTGGAGCACAATTATAAGGTTACATAAAAAAAGATTGTCACCAACAAGACTTCATAAGCTTAACAAGATTTGCAGAGGTGACTTCAGATGAGAATACAAAAGCATGAAGGAGAAGTGACTGAAACCTTTTACACTAACCACCCTTACTTCAATCGAATGATGTTACAACGTGCTGTTAAACGAGGCGACACAAGGCGGCAACACCATTTCCAGGAGTTAGTAACAAAAGAAACGACAGATGCACTCAGGAGACTGTTACGTGAAATTTAGCGAACATCCAGACTACATTAAATATAAACTTATACCAAATTATCTTTATGCTAAGATAGCGCTTGAGCAGTGTGGCAAGTGTGGCTGTGGATGTGGTAGAGATTTGGAATTTGCACAACGTAAGATACGTATTGAGCATCTGGCTCAGAGGGCGTTTGGGGGCAAGCATGAGGAGGCTAATATAGCGCTTTGGTGTGTGAACCCCTGCGCTCTAGCTAAAGACAGGAGAGACGCTCAAAATAGGCGTAAGGTCAGAAGCTTAACAAAGTCTACCAAGAAAAGTCAGAAGCCTAAACAGAAAATACAAGGTAAAACTAAGATACAATCGCGTGGCTTTAACACCAGCTACAAGCCGAACATTAAGGAAATTGACTAATGTACAAACGCAATAAATACAACGCTATCAAAGTCAAAGACGATGGTATGACATTTGACAGTAAACGGGAACACGCCAGATACTTACATAACAAACAAAGATTAAAGGATGGTGAGATATCAGACCTTGAGATACATCCAGTTTATCAGATACTAGTGAACGACCAAAAGATATGTAGATATACAGCGGATTCGCAATACAAAAATAAAGAAGGCACATTGATTGTTGAGGATGTTAAATCACCTATTACAGCAAAGCAAGCGCGTTACAGGTTGGTCAAGAAGCTTATGAAAGCTGTTCATGGGATTACAATCCTAGAAGTATACTAAAAAAATAGGGCGATAGAAAAGGATTAGAAAACTACCGCCCAGATGCCATTACTATAGGGGGAAACCAATGGCTTTACATAATATTAAATACAATATAACATATTGCAAGCAAAAAGGATTAAAAAATGCAAGATTATCACTCACCAGAGGCTGAACAGGCTATCATAGGCGGTTTACTACGCGATAACGACTATTATGACGTGGTTAGCAACAGCCTAGCGCAACAACATTTCTATAACCCAATCAATAGCAAGATATATATTATCATTAGCGACAGATTAACATCTGGCCATAGCGTTGATGCAATATACGTAAAGAACCAACTGACAATGT